GCGGCCAGAGGATGTGCCGTTTATGGAAGAGTTGGAAACAGCTATAGGAAAGAAGGGATAGAAAAAATGGCAGGAGGAACATTCACGACAATGAATAAAGTGCTGCCCGGTGCATATTTCAGGTTCCAAGCGGTACCAAAGCCAAAAGGTGCAGTGGGGGATCGGGGAATTGCTACCATGCCTCTGCCTCTGTCATGGGGTGTGCAAGGGCAAGTGATTGAATTATTATCAACCGATTTAACAGATGGAAAGTCTTTGGAGAAGGTTGGATTTACAGCTGCAGATATAGAACAGAGCAAATTGGCACGTTTATGCCTTAGTAGCTGCTATAAGCTGCTTGTTTATAGAATTGACAGTGGCGGTGTAAAGGCTGCTGCTACGGCAAACAATCTAACGGTAACAGCTAAGCATGAAGGAGCGCTTGGAAATGAGTTAAAGGTTGCTGTGGTTAAGAACGGCACAAAATGGGATGTGGTGACATTTTATGGCACAGAAGAAAAAGACAGACAGACTGTGGCAGAAATAGCCGAACTGATAGGGAATAGCTGGGTTGATTTCTCCGGAGAGGGAGCACTGGCAGCCAATGCAGGAACGGCTTTGACAGAAGGAGCTAACGGCACCGTAAGCACAAATAATTATACGGATTATCTCAATGCCATGAAAACAAAACAGTGGCAGGTGATGGGAATCCCATCTGATGATAATAAGCTGCCCCCTATTGTAACCAGTTATATTAAGGATTTAAGAGATAAAACCGGAAAATATGTACAGGCTGCCTTATATAACTACAATACAGCAAATCACATGGGGATTATATCCAGTAAACAGGGATATGAAACGGAGACAGAAACCATCAGCCCGGTTGAATTCGTGGCATGGGTGGCAGGTGTATCGGCAGGGGCGCAGGTAAGTCAATCCAATTGCTATAAAATAGTGGATTCTGCAGTAAAGATTATCGGCGATTTACCGGAAGACGAACTGGAAGCGGAGATGCTGCAGGGCTGGTATATGCTTGGGAAAAGAGTGGATGGCACTATTGTAGTAATTGATGATATCAATACCTTTACGGATTATACAGATTCTCAGGATGAAGACTTTTCAGATAACTTTGTAGTACGGTTATTTGATGAAATTGCTACTACGACAAGGCACCAGTTTGAACTGAATCGGATTGGAAAAACAAGCAATACCGAAAGCGGAAGAGATATCTTAAAGGCGCAATTAATAGCCAACTTTGAAGTTCTGCAGAATATGCAGCCCTCCGGAGCTATTCAAAATTTTAATGCGGATGATATCACTGTGGCTGCAGGTGCTGGGATGGGAGATGTAGTCGTGACCGGATACGTGCAGCCAGCAGGTCATATGAAGAAATTGTATGGAACATTCTATAAAGGGAAGGAGGAATAATCCATGGGTGAATACTTAAAATCAGCCGAGTTTACTAACGGTAAAGATGGAGAGATGCAGTTTATTGTAGATAATTCTGCGATTATACAGGTACTTGGTTCCTCTAAATTTTCCGCTAGTACAACGCCCAAAGTAAGCAGCAGAGGGCAGATTGGCACAAGAACTAAGCAGAGTAAAATTACGGGGTTTGAAAACAAGATAACCCTTACAGCAGATTACTATCTGATAGGAACCATAAGGAGCTGGCTGCTGGAACAAAAGCGCACAGGAAAGTGGCCGAAAATTGACATGATGGCTGTTAACCACGACAAAGGAACTTCCCTGGGGCGAATGTCCACCTTATATAAAGACTTGGTACTGACCGATGAAGTACCGCTGCAGTCATTAGATGAATCAGCGGAAGATGGACTTACTATAGACCTTAATTTTGTATTTAGTGATTGGGATTCTTTAAATGAGTTTGGAAACCCTATGGAAACAGGAAAGGAATAAGATGAGTTACGAAAATGAAACCAGATTAGATGAAATGGGAAAGGAAATGACGGAAGGGGAAAACCCCATACTTACTTTAGAGGAATTTTTAGCGGAGCATCCCATTACCGATGAAACAGAAGATGTGACCCTCTGTGAAAGACTGAAGGATTTTACTTTTAAAATAGGACTGATGACCGAAAAACAAAGAAGCAATTACCTCAATATCTGTCTGATAAAGGATAGAAAAGGTAAAATAGTAAAGCAGGATATGGCTAAATTCAATGAGCTGGTTGTACTTAATCATTGTATTTATCCTAATTTCAATAGCCTGGACTTTGTGCGTAAGTGTGATTGCAGCACTCCTTCAGAAGCACTATATAAAGTACTGAAAGTAGGAGAAGTGGAAAGGCTGTCACAGAGAATAATGGAATTTAACGGGTTTGAAGATTTCGATGAGCTGAGGAAAAAGGCAAAAAACTAATTACAGAGGGAGATCCGGAGACTAT